AAAAAATCATACTCGCTTTGGCGTATTGGGTGCCAAGTAACTGCATTCCAATTACCACTAGCATCACCAAGACCAGACTGATCATACGCATTTACTTGTCCGAAAGTCTGATTTGTGATATCATCATGAGCAGGAGTCTCAACACCAATTATAGAACCACCACGATTCAGTAAGGGTGTGACATTTCGCACACGAAGTCCACAAGCTACTAAACGGACTTCAACCGCACTCTCACTCTGGGTAGTGGCAAACATGGAATTTGTGGAGCCAATAGCTACTCCAGAGGATGTGTAATTAGGAATAGTGGATCCTGAGTAAGCAGCAGTGGTTGCAATAGCAGCGACTGTAGGTGAAGTGGGAGTTGCTGAAATAGTGTCATTAAAACAACAACTAAAAGGAGCAATAACCACAGCACCAGTACCCGTGGTTCCAGTAACCATATTAAAGAAAGCACGAGCTGTATTTTTCATAGAAGGGACAGCAGATATAGTAGGAACACAAGCTGTATCACCAGAAAAAGGATTCTGGAGAACACGCACATATGCAGAAGCACATTGCGACAACCCAGGTAACCTTTGCTTAACTGGGTAAGGTCTAGTTGTTTGCTGCGCGGGGCCACGACGCCTACGCGCTACCGCCTTGTCTCGAAGACTTTGGGCGGTACGTTGAGCCTTGGTCGGTTTCGACCCAGACTTCCGATTTTTGCGTTGTTTGTTTTGGGCTTGCATGGAGGAAAAGTTCTTTTATCGGGCGGAAGGATCCTTTAAGCACCCGATCAAGAGTGAGAAGAGGAGAAAAATCAAAACCTTCAACTCCAGTATGCATCATAGCAAGCTGAAATTCATCCAACCGAGCAGACATAAGTTGAGTCATCGTTGGAGTAATATAAGTAAGAGCATTGAAATAACCCGCCAATAGTTCATCAGCGAATTCAAATTCAACGGCCCAAGGAAACAAACAAATCCTTAGACCTAAAAGATGGGCTAAACAAGATTCTTCAAATGTAAGTGTTTTCGAACGCTTGACCCAATTAAGAGAACTAAGTAGTTTAGGCAAATTGCCAGCTGCCACAACAAAGTCACCGAAACCAACAACATATCTTTTCTCAAGATGATGAGACAAAAAGACACATCGATTAACAGGACGAGGAGTCCAATTATCACTCTCGATAACAAAATTATAACGACGCAACCACTCACAAGTTTTTTCAAAAGAACCAACCATATAATGTGTCAAAAGATCATCACTATTAATTAGGTTGTTAAAAACTTGATTCGGAGCAAGACCTGGATGTAATGCAAAAGAGGCAATGCACAACTGTTCCCAAGTTTGGAGTGAGTTGTCACTAGCAGTATTAAGACCACCACTCTTCTGGTGAGGAAGAAACACCAACGTACCAGAAACCACCCCATGACCACAAAATGTTCGTTCATAAAGGCGACGACCGCCTTCATAAAAACGACTAGGCAGAAAATAATGACG